CTCCGGCGGGTTTGATGCCAGTTCCCAGAGCAGCGTTGAGCACATCACGCACCACCTCAGCCCACGCGGCGAGCGGCCAGACCGCGAGTTAGGGAATTCCCTAACTTCTTTGACGCCAGTTCCAGAAGCGGCGGGGAGCGGATCGCTACAAATAAAAAACGAACTTTAGGTCTACCAAAAACGAACTTTATGTTTTGGAAAAACGAACTTTTGATTCGAGGCAAAAACGAACTTTATGTCGAGTGAAAACGAACTTTACATTTGCAAAAAACGAACATTTGGGGAGCGGGCATAAAGTTCGGTTTTTGGGCATAAAGTTCGGAAAAAAGGGCAAAAGTTCCGATAAAGTTCGGTTTGTAAGGAACTTTTATTCTAGATAGTTTTAGTTGCAGATACTTGCACGGGCTATCAGATAGTGCTTCACTAATTGTTGCATATAGTATCTAACTTTAATAAGTTCGCAATTATAATTTTTAACAACTTTGGACGGGTACTTTTTTTGAAAAATAGCCAAGAAAAAAACATCTTATAGATAAATCTTTTTCTCTCAGGAGGGGGGGTGTACCCGACCCCCCCCTTTTTTTAGGAACACCTGCGTCAAATCAATAACTTACGCGCCCCCCTATCAGAACAGAACACTTGACAAAAGCGAACAAATGAGTTATAATTATTATAAGTAGTAAAAACGAACTTTGTAAGGAGGTAAAAAACGAACTTTGTAAAAACGAACTTTTGTTGTACCTAAAGCGAACTTTATAGCAGTTAAAAAGCGAACTTTATAACGAGTTAGGGAACTCCCTAACTTTCAACCCAACAACCAACGGAGCACACATGACCAAGCAACACGTTAGACCGAGGTGCAGAACATGCGGCACAACCTTCTCCCTCAAACGTTTCAAAGCAGGCTACAAAGTCTGCATGCCCTGCGGCGAGGAGAGTGCAAGAACCGTGCAGTGGTGCATCGCCCCCATGCACAAAAGTAATTACGTATTGATTACCAACACCTCAGACCTGCAAGGTCTGAACAACAAAGGAGGACTAGTGAAATGAAAACATTTGAAGTCGAGTCAAGGCGTACATCGTACGTGGGCATAACCGTCGAAGCTACATCCGAGGAGGATGCCGAAAACAAAGCGTGGCAAGAGCTTGAGTTCTTAGCCACGCAACCGGCACACATTAACGACTCGACGTGGGATGTCGAGTCAATCGAGGAGATCAAGTAATGAACAAGAACGGCGATTTACTTGTAGGTCTAGGGATGATCTGGTGCGTAGTAGTGCTTGTGCTCATGTATGCCTTGGGCTGGCTGTAGTACATAACGTATCAGATAGTATGAAACTATTGACAAACATAGCAGATAGTGTATAATAGTAAAAGTAGTACAAGTAGTTCAGCAGTAAACGAGTTAGGGAATCCCCTAACTCTTAACCAACCAACGGAGATTCAAATGGAAACCATTGCAACACTAGCAACACCCGCACCAACCCTTTCCGCACCAACCTTTTCTTTCCCTAGCATCTCATCGGGTGCGGTGCTCATCGATCTGTCCATCAGCACATGGACAGGTAGGAAACAAGACAAACGCGCCGCAAACGCTGTCGAGGCGCAGAATAATACCGCTGTCGGTGTAGCCAACGTGACTAAGAAGTTATTAGGCGACTGCGAAGAACTGAGTGCGGTGCAGAAGTTTGCAGCTAACGCACGGAATACACACTATGCCATGACAACCCCGTGGTCAGATCTAGGCATGAGACTGTGCACACTACCCATGTACATGGGTACGCCGACACGTGACGGCTATGAGAAAACAATGAGCACCCTCGAACAGGAGTTCTGGCGTCTGGTTAATAACTTCCTCGATGCCTACGAGTGGGAGCTAGGTAATGCACAGATAAAACTTGGGTCATTGTTCAATGCCGATGAGTATCCAACCCGTGACAAGTTACAGCATAAGTTTCGGTTCAGGTTCTCGGCTGTGCCTATGCCTACGGCAGGCGACTGGCGCATCGACATCAACAACGAGGCAGCGGTGGTTCTCAAGGAATCCTATGAGAAGTATTACAACCAACAGATACAGGCAACAGTTAACGACATCTGGCAGCGGGTGCACAAGTCAGTGGTCAGCATGATCGACGGTCTGGACAGGCATGGGATCATCAACGACAAAGGCAACAAGCAGAAGTTCAGCGATTCAATCGTCGAGAACGTGCGTGAGATGGTGGACATGATGAGCATGTTCAATATAACAAATGATCCCGTGATGGCTGACGCACAGCGCAGACTTACACTCGCACTGGATGGCGTGACACCGGACGCACTGCGGGAGGATGTGCATCTACGCGCCGAAACCCGTAGCCATGTGGCAGAGGTCAAGAAGATCATCGACAGCTTGCCAGGACTTGGCTTCTAACAACTTTCACACAACTAAGGATCGGGCTAGCGGCTAGCCCGACGACATTTATTTTTACTGCTAACAACTTTCACACAACCAAGGAAACAACATGTCAACAGCTACACAGATCTACGCACTCGGTCTTGATCAGATCGCCAAAGCCATCATCGCAGGTGGCAACAAACGAACCGTGCTTGTGCAGGGGCACATGGGTACGGGCAAGTCATCACTCTTAAAGATGTTAGGGAATTCCCTAACTAACCACACGATGTGCTACTTCGACTGCACAACCAAGGATCTTGGTGACATCACAATCCCACAACTGCAAACCATCGACGAGCAGGGGTTCGTGCGGTTCGTGCCGAACGAAGAGCTTGGCTTACATCTAAGCAAACCCATCATCCTGATGATCGACGAGTACGGTAAAGCTAACCCTGCCGTGAAGAACGCGATGCTGCGTATCATGCTCGAAGGTAAAGCCGGATCGCACGAGCTGCACAAAGACAGTGTGAGATTCGCTACAACTAACCTAGGTGCAGAGGGAGTGGGTGACTTGTTACCGCCACATGCACGCAACCGCATAACCGTGGTGACATCACGCAAGCCGACAAACATGGAGTGGATCGAGTGGGGTATCAACAATGGCATCGACCACACCTTGCTCGGTTGGTGTAAAGATAATCCTCAGTTGTTCCACAGCTTTGAAGAGATTGCACATCCCGACGACAACCCGTACATCTTCCATCCCAAGGCAAGTGCATCACGTGTTGCGTTCGTAACCCCACGGTCACTGCATGCGGCGAGCGACTGGCTGCAACAACGAGACATCCTCGACAGTCAGACCATGACATCTTTACTGATTGGTACGTTGGGCGAGCGAGCAGCTATGGATCTCATGGCGTTCGTGAAACTGTCTGATCAACTGCCGACACTTGAGTCAATCAAGAAAGATCCTTTCAGTGCCAAGGTTCCTAACTCGGACGCTGCCGTGTGCATGCTTGTCTTCCGTACCCTGACCGTGATCGAGCGTGATTGGGTAGATCCGTGGATGGACTACATGCAGCGTCTGGATAAGGAAGCACAGGGTATGTTCGCCAATGGTGTGCGCTCAGAGAAGTACAGCAAACGATCCATGGTCATGACTAACGGCAAGTTCACTAAGTGGGCATTGGCTAATAACTATATGTTCACTGGCGATAAGAAGTAATTACTAACCACAACTGGAGAGCAACATGTTAATGATCGGTAAACAACTGACTGCGGAACAGCGCGTCACAAAAGCTGTCGTCGATATCCTCGGCAATCCCAAATACATTGCACTCGCAGGGGTGCTCATGGTGGGTAATCGTACGGTGGATAACAAAACATCGACAGCCTGCACCAATGGTCGGGACGAGCGATATGGTCGTGCGTTCGTGGATTCCCTGAATGATGCGGAGCTGCGGTTCGTTGTCCTGCACGAGTGCTATCACAAGTTGTATCGGCATCTGACCACGTGGCGGCACTTGTGGAAAGAAGATCATGGCCGTGCGAACAAAGCATGTGATCACGTGATCAACATCAAGATCCTCGATGACAACAAGGACAAGTTCGCCACGATGCCGCAAACACCGGACGGCAAGCCACTGGGTATGTACGACGAGAAGTATCGGGGTATGGACTCGGCCCAAGTCTATAAGTTGTTAGCAAGTGAACCTGAAGATGAAGGGGGCGGAGAGGGTGGTGATGAGGGTATGGACGAGCACGACTGGGAGGGTGCAGAGTCACTATCTGATGAGGAGAAGAAAGAACTAGAACGTGATATCGACGAGGCAGTGCGGCAGGGTGCACTGGCTGCGGGTAAGTTGGGTATCGAGGTGGACAGGGATCTCAAGCAGTTGATGCAACCAAAAGTTGATTGGCGCGAAGCATTGCGTGAGTTCTTATCTACAAACTGCAAAGGCAACGACTTCTCAACGTGGAGCAGACCTAACCGCAGGTTCATATCATCAGGTCATTACTTGCCATCGGGTGTATCGCAGCGCATCGGTGATGTGGTGATCGGTGTGGATACGTCTGGGTCTATCGGTTCCAGTGATCTGGCTAAGTTCTTAACAGAAGTCAAGTCTATCTGCGACACCATACAGCCTGAGAAGATTCACTTGTTGTATTGGGATACATCGGTGCGTGCACATGAAACATACAACGCCGAAACCTCCGACGGATTAGTTGCTAGTACAAAACCTAAAGGTGGTGGCGGCACGGATGCGTCATGTGTGCCTAAGTACTTATCAAAGCATGGCATCAACCCGACAGCCGTGGTGATGCTGACCGACGGGTACATCGAGAATTGGGGTACGTGGTCACATCCTGTGCTGTGGTGTGTGATCGACGGCACGGAGAAGTATGCGCCTGTGGGTACGACACTGCACGTGCAGTGGGATAACTGAAACCGAAGTTAGGGAATTCCCTAACTTCTTAACTTTACTTTGGAGAACACCATGAGTTATGAACACGCGTATGTAAACACCATCAAGACAATGACAAAGGATCAGGTAGCTGCATGTGCAAACGTGACAGAGAGTCAACTACTCAACGACAACGGATCGATCCGTGCCATGAAACACAGTGGTTTCTTAGTTGTATCTGAGATGTTTGCGTTTATTAACCACGTGGCAGCGGCTAACCCCAAGCTGCGGTTCGGTGTCGGGCCATGTTGCAGACCGATGCACAGCCACATATCTACGGATATATCAATATGGCAGGAGGTGTGGGCGTACTACGACGACCACGACATGGCGCTCTTCCGAATCGGGTACGCCGACTACGGTGTGACGAGCACTATCTACAAGTACATGGTATGTGCACGTAGCATAAAGAATAAGAAGTTCTCAACTGCCCGCAGCCAACACTACATGGTGCTGTCCGAGACACGGGATAAGATTGTGCGTGAGACAAAGCGGCTTGCCATACCGTACAAACCTCACGAGATCGCTGTTGTTAACTTTGATCCCATCTACAACGGTGCGAGTAACTTCATATCAGATATTACACATAAGTCAGGCAGATCGTTCCGTGATGTGAAAGATCACGACGACCTGCGAAGCGAGATGTTCAAGCTGCTAGATAACGGGTACGAGTTTGAATCCGAGCCACTCAAGCAAGCGATCATCAAAGCCAAGCAAGCATACGAGGAAACAAAATCTATATCGAAGTCTGTGCATGCTTACTTTGTTACTGTGTTTGAAGATAAGTTCACGGGTAAGCAAATGTGTAACGTGTTGTTGTTCACCGATGTGCAGGTGTGGACTCGCAATCCTATCGTGCGTGAGACTAACGTGATCGCTATGGAGGATATGCCTGAAGATCTTATAAACAAGCTCGCCATGTTGAACATGCTCAACGTCAACGACTACCTGCCAGAAGCAGGGGTCAAGGTTTCCGATACATCTTTCTGGGTAGTACGCACATGACCAAACACATACTTCGCATGGAAGACATGTTCGACGATACGTACAGGATTAAGACGGTCAAAGCCGTCATGGGGTATCAGCGTGCTGTACGCATGAAGTACGACAAGTGCAAACATATTATGGACGAGCAGACTTACTTGCTTGCACTGCACATGCTGACTTACCACGATATCGTGACTTCCTCCGACGAGAAGACGCTTCATCCTAAGATGCTCATGGATGAAACAAAGTCACACAAACTATATCGGTTATCTATCGAGAATGACAAGTCTATAAATATTTTGCATTTCGACATGATATATCTTGACAATGATATAAGCGGACACTACAGTGGTGTTGACGACTTGCCCGACTGGGTGGCGTCACGGTTAGCGTTATTGATGATGGTCAATCCCACTCCTCCTACGATATATGTAGATGGGGTGGGTCGGCGCATATCTGATTCTATTTTCTGGATCGAAGCAAAGTCTTAATTATCAAAAGGAAAGTTAGGGAATTCCCTAACTTTCCATCAAGGAAAACAAATGGAAACAACTATTGAACAATCTAAACCTGCGAGAAGGACTCGCAAACCTAACCGCAACTCTGTACCTCAGAAGGTCAAGCGCATGATTCTGGCAGGGCATGACAACAGGTTCATTATCAACAAGCTGCACTGCAAACCCCACGTGGTCTACAACGTGCGATATCAAATCAACAAGCAGCAGGGTATCGGTGGATTAGTATCAACCAACCCCATCATCGAATCGCCCAAAGCCAACGACGTACCGCTCACGCCCCCCGTAGATTACCCGATACCAGTTCCCCAAGAAGAGGAGAAGCCCACGTTATTTGAACGCATCCGCAGGTGGTTCCGTGGCTAGTACACCAGAAGTTAAGGTTAAGCGGCGCGTGGTTGAGCAGCTCAAAGAACTCGGTGCGTATTACTTCTACCCTGTCACTGGGGGCTATGGAAGCAGCGGAGTGCCTGACATTGTTGGGTGTTTCCATGGGAAGTTTTTCGCTATCGAATGTAAAGCAGGCAGCAACAAACCTACGCCCCTTCAACAAAAGAACTTAGACAGTATTGAGAACGCACTCGGTGCGGCAATCGTGGTTAACGAAGTCAACATGAACGAGGTGAAAACATGGCTAACGAACTTACTATGAAGACGACATCAGAGAGCACCAACGTGCTTGAAACCTTTAAGCGTCACTGGAGGCTGTTGAAGCAGCCGTACCCTTGGAAAGATCCAAAAGTTATTGCAGAGCGTAAGCGTATTGCTGCACTGGATAAGGCACGTGTTGAACTCAGACTAAGTGGAGGTGTGGAATGAACGATGAATTAGTGAATTTAGAAACCATTAAGCAGTTTTTGGATAACATTAACACAGAGTTGGAACATTATAATAACAATAACCCAGATTTCCGGGATCAGTTCGCTATGGCTGCTATCACGGGCATCCTTGCAGGTAAGTGGGGACACATACCGCTCTCAACACCTGAAGTTGCCTTTGCCGATTTCGCTTACAAGATAGCAGACGCAATGATTGAACGGAGAGAAAAGTATCGTGAGATAGCAGACGCAATGATTGAACGGAGAGAAAAGTATCGTGTTTAGATTAAGTGGAGGTGCAGAATGATTGAGTTTACGGACGGTGGGCCAGCGTTTCCTAACGATATACCGCAACCAGAAGGTGAGAGGTTTGTACATCCGGGGATGTCATTGAGAGATTACTTCGCAGGACAAGTTATTGCAGGGATCTTTGCAGGTAAGTGGGCGCAGATGCCCCACATCAAACCAGAAGAAGCGTTTGCCAACACAGCGTATCTGATTGCTAATGCAATGCTCAAACGTAGGGAAAGAGAGTGAGTGCACTTAACCAAAACGAACTTGCAGAAACGGTAATTCAGCCTGCGTTTATCTTATACGGCGTGCCGTATGTACCGCACTATGTTGAGAAACATCGATGGGTCGGCCCCGGTGGTAAATACGAAGCGAAGACATACACAACAACAGAGCTTATAGAAAGCGGAGCACGACTAACGACGATGAACTTGTGGGAAAGATCTTGGACAAAAGAAGTTAAAGGTTGGAGGATTCTATGACCGACACCGTAAATAATCCTAAGCACTATACTTCGCACCCTAGTGGTGTGGAGTGTATTGAAATAACTGAGCACATGAATTTTTGTCTTGGTAATGCGGTGAAATATATTTGGCGAGCGTCGTTGAAGGGGAAAGAAATTGAAGATTTACGTAAAGCTCGGTGGTACATTGACCGAGAAATTCAACGTTTAGCTGAGATGCGTTCTTTGGATTCGTGGAAACCTAATAGAGATGTGGAGTAAAACGCCGTGGAAAACACAGTGCCGAAAAACAAACCAATGACAAGAGACGAGTGGATGGCTTGGCTTAGAGAGACT